GAGGATCTGGCCACCAAGATGCAGGACCGTCTTGAGCGTGCCGTCCGCGCGGCGGTGGATGAGCGGCTCGGCGATCAGCAGCGCAGTGGCGGCATGTTGAACCCAGGGATGGGTTTCTGATCATGGCATTCGATACCTGGGCGCCGCTGGCCGTTCCGCAGCTTGGCAGCAATTTTACCGAGGACGAGACCGTTCTTGAGGCCACGTTCGGCGACGGCTATGCGCAGATCGTGGCCGACGGCATCAATGCGCAGTTCCAGGGTGGTGACCTCACCTGGAACGGATTGACGCCCACCCAACTCGATGACCTCCGCGACTTCTGGGCCGATCACGGCAAGACGAATCCGTTCTACTGGACCGTGCCGGACGAAGCCAGCCCACGGTTGTGGCGCTTCTCGTCAGCCCTGAAGCGTCAATCCCTTGGCGGCGACATCTTTGCGGCCTCGGTCCAGATCAAGCAAGCCTTCGACCTCGACTGACAACCACCAACGAACCCATGGAAAAATCATGACCCATATCGTCCGCGATCTTTCCACGCATTCCGACCGCCTGGAGCGATGGATCGGTGCCGCCGATGTTGATCGGATATCGACTTCGATGCGCGGCGATGATCGGGACAGACCCCGCTGGTACGGGCCGCCGATTGGCGTCGGCAACCTTCCCGGCAAGGTCTACGCAACATCGGATGGAGACTTCATTGGCAAGATCAATGGCGGTCAGTTTTCTAATCTGGCTGACTACCAGCTTGACCGCCTTGTCCATCGCTATAAGCGTTGGCAGCGGAGGCAGCGTCGTGGCGTAGTTCTGGGCGCAGGGTTCGCCTCGCTCTCCGACCTGATTTCCGAAGCTACCGCAGGCGCCAAACGGCGCATTTTCAACTTCCAGAAGGCCGGCCCGACCGGTGTTGTCGGCTCCTGTCACAGCCTGTGGCGGGTCGGTTCCTGGCCGGCGGCTGGTGGTGCCGGCGCCGCCGCTCCAGGCGGCACGGCACATGTTGACGGCGATACCGGGGCATTCCCATTCTCCAACCCGACTGGTGGCGACACGCAGCATTTCGTGCGCGGCGACATCACGTCTTCGTTGGCGAGTTGCCTGCTGCTTTATGACCGCATCTTCTCGGTCGCAAAGACAATCAACAGCACTTCTAATGAGTCGGTGACCGGGGTCCCGACCCGGTACCAATCCAGCACGCCGGCGGACGCCGACTATGCCGGCGGAAATTTCCTGTTCATGGAAGTCGGCGCCACCGCCTACGCCAACACGGTGCACAATTGGGGCGTCGCGGGTTCGTCAAACGAATGCCTTTACCGCAACCAAGCCGACACCGACAATGCCATCATGCCGGTCCTTGCCGGCAACCCCGGGGCGGTCGCCACGATTGCCGACCGTCTTGATATGCCGAACGGGACGTGGTTTGCGCCACTGGCCACGGGCGACACCGGCATCAAGGATCTGGCGCAGATGCGCTGTTCCGCCTTGGTGGCCACGGGCGCCCTCAACTTCGTCATTGGCCATCCCATCGTTTGGATGCCGTCGCCGATGGTCAATACCGGCTCGATCATCGACGGGATCAATTCCGCGTTCAACCTTGCGCGCATATTCGACGACGCCTGCCTCGCCTTCCTGGAAATCCAGCGGGCGGCGACCGGTGCCGTGACCTATTCGGGGCAGATCACGACCGTGGCGGGATAACAGGGCATGCCGGTCTTTAGAAACGGCAAAGCGTTTTCCGCCGCGCAGTTCCAATGGGCGCCGACGCTCACACAGCATGATCCGGCGCCACCGATCACGATCAATAGCCCGGCTTCCGCCCCGTCGTCCGTGGTGGCGCGGCTTGTGGCGATGTTCCGTATGAGGAGAGTTTAATGGCGCGCTGGCTGAGGCAATCCACTTCGGTAGATGTGCCGATTGGGCCGTTTCTGGATTCCACCGACGGCGTCACCCCGGAAACCGGCTTGACCATCACCCAGCCAGACATCCGCCTGAAAAAGAATGGTGGCGCATGGGCACAGAAGGCGGCAGCGCAGACCTTGAGCCATGAAGAGAACGGCTTCTATGAGGCCACCCTCGACGCCACCGATACCAACACACTGGGCCTGATGCGCCTCGCTGTCTTCGAGTCCGGCGCCGCGCCGGTCTGGGAGGATTTCTTTGTCCTGCCGCCCAATGTCTATGACAGCCTGGTCGCCGGCAGCGACACCCTCGATACCACTGTCACAGCCATCGGCGCCGGAGTGATCACGGCGGCCGCCATCGCCACGGATGCGATCGACGCCGATGCCGTCGCCGCGAATGCCGTCACCGAGATCCAATCCGGCCTAGCCACAGCCTCGGCCCTCACCACAGTCGAGGGCAAGATCGACACCATCGTCACCAAAGTGGATTCGATCCTGGTCGATACCGGCACCGATATCCCGGCAACGCTGGTCACCATCGGCAGCTATCTCGACACCGAAATTGCCGCGATCAAGGCGAAAACCGACAATCTGCCCACCGATCCGGCCGATGCGTCGGATGTGGCGGCTGCTGTCGCGGCAATCCTGACAACCGCGATGACCGAATCCTATTCGACGGATGGCAGCACCGTCACGGTGGCCCAGGCGCTCTATGAGTTGCTGGCCATTGCCCAGGAAAAGTCCATCACCGGCACCACGATGACGGTGAAGAAGCGCGACGGCTCGACCACCGCGCTGACGCTGACGCTCAATGATGCCACCACCCCAACTGCCGTGACGCGGTCTGCCTGATGACGATCGCGGCTCTTGTCAGGGGTGGATTGGGAGGACCCCCGGCCTTCCTGCTGACCGGCGGCCTCGACCTTCCGCCCGAGACAACCCCGATCACCAAGGCCCTGCAATCCACCGCCCCCGGTCCCTATGTCGTGATGTATGAGCTCGACCTCACATCAAAGGGCGGAACCGTCCAGCGCTTCACGCCGATGGTGCGGAACGACGGCGCCGCTTCCGCCATGTCGCCGGTCATCTTTGACGGCAACAGCTACACGCCGATTCCGATCGAGGCCAAGGGCTTCGAGAAATCCGCCAAGGGCCAGCTTGCCAGGCCGACGCTCTCCATCAGCAACGTCACCAATATCATCACCCAATTGCTGCGGGATTTCGACGGTCTGCGCGGGGTGAAGATCCGCCGCATCAGGACATTGGCGCAATATCTCGACGGCGGCGCCAGCCCCGATCCCGGCCAGGTCCTGCCGGTCGAGACCTACATCATCGCCCGGAAGACCCAGCACAACCGGCAGTCGGTCGAATTCGAGTTGCGCGCCGCCATCGATATCGAGGGCGTCGTCATTCCGAAGGGGAACCTGCTCAGATCGTGTCAGGCGCGCTACCGCGTCTGGGACGCGACCGCCGAGGAATTCACCGTCGCCGACTCAACCGTGGCCTGCCCCTATGACGGCGCCAGCTATTTCGACATCAATGACCAGCCGGTCGCGAACCCGGCGCAGGACAAGGCCAGCAAGACGCTGGGCTGCTGCCGAGCCCGCTTCGGTGAAAACGCCGTGCTGCCGTTCGATGGCGAACCCGGCGCGGCACGGGCGCGGTAGTGAGCATGTTCCCGGCCTCAGTCACAGCCGCTGCGCAAGCGCATGGTGTCGCGGAATACCCGCGCGAAGCGGCCGGGCTGGTGGTCGATGGGGCCTATCTGCCGTGTGCCAACCTGTCGCCGAACCCGGAGAAAACATTCGAGATCGACGGCGATCTGTTTCTCAAATACCGCGGCCGGATCGAGGCGCTGATCCATAGCCATCCGGACTGGTGGCCGGTGCCATCCGAAAAGGACATGCGGCAGCAGCTGGCAATGGATGTGCCGTGGGGCATCTACAATGTCGCAAAGGCAACCGGCAAGACATCCGCCGATCCGGTGACTTTCAGCCCGGTCGTCTGGTTCGGCCGACAGGTGCCGAAAGGCCCGCTGATCGGTCGCGGTTTCATGCACGGTTTTACCGACTGCCTGAGCGAGATCGAGGATTATCACGCCCTGCAAGGGATCAATCTGCCGCCGAGCCCGCGTTCCTGGGAATGGTGGCTGGACAGCATCGACGACGACGGCAACCCGGTCCCGGCCAAGGATTTCTACCGCGACCTATATGAGCCCTATGGCTTTGAGCGGATTGCCGGGCCGGCGCCTGGCGCCGTGTTCATGGTGGCGATGGGCGATCTGCCGGACGGGCGGCCGATCGCGACGCCGAACCATGCCGGCATCTATCTGGGCAATCATCGCATCCTGCACCATTTGACGCGCCGCAACCCGATCGACTTCACGCGAAAATCGGCCCGGC